GATGAGAATAAGACTCAATGGAGACACGCTCAACCAATCGAATCAAATATATTAGACGTGCCTGAAGAATTATTAGAATACGAAAAACAATATCTAACCAGTTGAATTACTGTCACAAGGGGTGGTTGCTATGCCGCCCTGTCTGATTATAATGTATATATACGATTATTATTTGAATGACTCTTACACTTAGACCACATCAACTTGACGCTGTAAACGCCATGTCTAACAATACTAAAGGACAAGTCATTGTTCCTACTGGTGGTGGTAAGACTATGTGTATGATTGAAGATGTCAAAAAACTATTCAGACAAGATACTTTACCTAAGACAGTTGTAGTTGTTGCTCCTCGTATTCTACTTGCTAATCAATTATCAGCAGAGTTTCTAGAGCATATTACTGATGTTGATGTGATTCATGTTCATAGTGGAGAGACACATCACAACAGCACAACTAAGACCGACCAACTTGAGTATTGGTATCACAACAGCACAGAGAATATTCTAATCTTTACAACATATCATTCACTACACAAAATACAAGAGAGTGATATTGAAGTTGATACTATCTATTTTGATGAGGCACATAATTCAGTACAAAAGAATTTTTTCCCTGCTACTGAACATTTCTCTCATCTTGCTAAAAGATGTTACTTCTTTACTGCGACACCAAAGCATAGTCGTTCGCCTGTCAAGGCGGGTATGAACTGGCCAGAGTATGGTCAAGTGATATGTCAAGTGCCTGCTCCACAGTTAGTTAAAGAAGGTTACATACTACCACCTAAAGTTGAAGTTTATCAATCAAGAATACTACATAAAGATGAGTTAGTTGCTGATCGTGATTGCGAACAGATGATTGACTCTATCGATAATTTATGTAAGAATAAAGTATTGATATGTGCTAAGTCAACTAAACAAATCATTGCTCTATTATCTCAAACAGATTTCATTGAAGAGTTAGCAGATCGTGGTTATTCATGGTTGACTATCACATCTAAAACTGGCGCTATCGTAGATGGCGAGAAGGTTGATAGAGAAGAGTTCTTTAATACTCTCAATGCTTGGGGTAGAGATACAACTAAAAAGTTTGTAGTTCTACATCATAGTATTCTATCTGAAGGTATCAACGTCAATGGACTAGAGGCAGTTCTATTTCTCAGAAGTATGGACTATATAGGTATAAGTCAAACTATTGGGCGTGTAATACGTCTAGGCGACACTACAAAAACATTTGGCTTAGTTTGCATACCTGTCTATAGCAAAGTTGGAATTACTACTGCTCGCAAAGTTGAAGCGGTTGTTGATACTGTATTCAACAAAGGCGAACCAGCTATTTCAATCGTAAACAATTAATTAAATGAATTTATTAGTTGCTGGTCGAGTCGCTGGTTCTTGCTTGATTATTGTTGCATATTTTGTTATACTACATATATCAACACTCTATGGTGCAATTATTCACGTTATTGCTGATGTTATTTGTATGCCCTTTTATATCAAACATAAACAATTTGATGTTGTAATTATGTTATGTTTTCTAGCGACAATAGCAATTAGTAAAATTACTATCTTACTACAATGAAAGACCAAGCCTCAGTTGGGGAAGAAACACCAGCTATCAAATATGATAGAGCATTATCTCTATTCACAGAGTCAGTATTAAAACCAGACCACGATTTGCGTGGTTGTGCTCATAATCAAGGTTGTTATGAACAACTTATGGAAATAAGACAACACGTTTTAGATTATCTTAAAACTTTAAAAGAAGTTACACATCATACAAATGCTGATGAGAGTGATGAGATAGAAACTGAGAAATTAATTGAAACTAAAAGAGTTTATACTGAAAAGGAGTATTGGGAAGGCAAAGTGCCTGATGACCAGTTTGAAAACTATCTTAACAAATATGGTTACGAATATACACCAACTGTGACAGTTGATAAACCTACACACAGGGCTCGCCATTCTGACTTAGATGCTCTATAATGTCAATGGGGAAACAAAATCATCTTAGTTATGATTTTTGTTTCTCGCACCTTATTATACATAATCATGGACAAAACCAAAGAAGAGTGTATTACTCTAATTGAAAACTACTATTGTCAGAGATTAACTGAACTGGTAGATTTAAAGATGTATGATGAAGCACACGCTATCTTTGAGGAATTTTCCCTTGGCGATGATGAATCATATCAATGGTTCTTTATCAAAATTTTAGAAGATACAACAAACGAATGAAAACTGCATTGATTACTGGTGGTGCTGGATTTATAGCACATCATTTGATTGCCCGTATTCTAACTCAAACAGATTGGAATATAGTCACACTTGATAGACTTGATTATAGTGGCAATCTCAATCGTCTCAATGATATACTACAGTATGAGTGTACACCTAACGAGAGAAAGAGAGTCAAGGTAGTTTGGCATGATCTCAAGGCAGAATTAAATCCACTCGTAAGGCGAGAGATTGGTAAGGTAGATTACATTCTACACCTCGCTGCTGGGTCTCATGTTGATAGAAGTATTGATTATCCAATGGAATTTGTGATGGATAATGTAGTAGGAACTTGTAATATATTAGACTTTGCGAGATCACTCGACCACCTCGAAAGATTCCTATATTTTAGTACTGATGAGGTATTTGGGCCAGCTCCTGATGGTATTAAGTATCAAGAGAATGATAGATATAATTCAACAAATCCATATAGTGCTACCAAGGCAGGCGGAGAAGAGTTAGCAGTTGCCTACGAGAATACATATCAACTACCAGTTTATATCACTCATACTATGAATGTATTTGGCGAGAGACAACACCCAGAGAAGTTTATACCTATGTGTATTCGTAAGATACGAGATAATGAAAAGGTCACTATCCATAGTGACAAAACTAAAACTGTGCCTGGCTCGAGACACTATATACACGCTGATGATGTTGCAAGTGCTGTATTGTTTCTACTCAACTATGAAGGTAAATTTAACCCTACATGGGGCAATGCTAAATGCCCTAAGTTTAATATCGTAGGTGCTGAAGAGTTAGATAATCTAAAACTAGCAGAGATAATTGCAAAGGCACAAGATAAGAAATTGAACTACGAGTTAGTTGACTTTCATTCATCAAGGCCAGGCCATGACTTACGTTATGCACTTGATGGTAACAAGATGAAAGAGTTAGGGTGGGCGCCAGATACCACAGTTGTTGAGCGCTTACGAGATGTCACAACTTGGACATTACAAAATGACCGCTGGTTATAATCCACAAGTCAACGACTATGTAGTATGGACTACAGAATTAGGACAAGTCCATAAAGGTTGGGTATATTTTGTTGCCGATAAATCTGAACAGAAAAAAGGTTGGCAAACGCCTGCGAGATATATCTCTATCGAGATTGCTACCAAACCTCGCCCAGATTGTGACTTAAGCACATTTTTCCATAAACGTATTCATGTATGTTTATGTTGTTTTGAATCAAATTGGCATGAGTTAGAATTAATTAAAAGAAGAAAATCTAAACATGATGATACAATAATATGGGAATCGAACATGGCAACGTAGTAGTGTGCCAGTTTTATTAGTGTCCACATTTTGTTGATTTGTTGCCTTGATGAATTAATATAGAGTCATACCATCAAAGGAGATTTATGCCACTCTATACTTCCTATTCTGAAGAGACACAAACTCAAATCGAAGAGTTCTTAGAGAACACTTGGAATTAGGACGAAGATGAACTTGTTGATTTCATTGAAGAACACGGCGAAGAGAAATTCAAATTATATTTTGAAGAGTATGCTGATATGGTAGATGACATTGGAATAGATGTTGTTTCAGCATTCTTAGAGAATTTTGATATTGCTGACATATCAAGTTGCCGTGATGCTTATCAAGGTTGTTATGAAAGTGGTGCTGAGTTCGCTCAATCAATAGCAGAGGATTGCGGCGAAGTTGGTAGCAATTCAAGTTGGATAGAGATAGATTGGGATAAGAGTTGGGATAATCTAAGTTATGATTATGTAGAGTCTGACAATGGACATATCTTTAGTCAAAACTTTTAAACCACTTAAAAAAGTGGCACACTATCGGTGGATTACTTCTATCCACCGATTATAATAAAGTATATCAAACGAGGTTTCTATGAACTTAGGTCAATCATCAACTCAACTGAATGATATGTTAACAGACTTTGTTGACTATGTTTATTCATTCTATGGCGATAAAAAAGAGGCATTATATCCTCTATTCAATGTCGATACAGACAAACAAGTTGATAAAGTAGACATACTCGGTGCTGTTTATGATTATCTACATGAGATAACTAGACGTAATGATGAGTATTTTACTTGGGGCGATGGCGACTCACTCGATAGAGAGAGAGTAAGAGACATACTTGTTATCAAGTATGGTTATGACAAAACATTTTACGGCGGTTCAGTTCTATGGGAGGATTTTAGAAATGAAAACTAAATTATCACAAGCGGAAAGAACTAGAGTTATTATTG